ATTTCAACGGGATAATGTTCGTGACCAACTACTGTATCTATTGTATAGTCTCCACCTTTAATAATCAAATCTGGTTTCATTTTATTAATAATTTCTATTGGAGTATCCTCGTCAAATATAACAACTTCGTCTACCCAAGGTAATAACTCTAAATTCATTTTACGCTGTAGTTGATTATTAATAGGTCTATCCTCACCTTTTAATCTTTTAGTACTTGCATCACTATTAATTCCTACTACTAATTTTTTACCTTTGGATTTTGCAAACTTTAACAGTTTAAAATGCCCTTCATGCAATATATCAAACACACCATTAGTCCAAATTAACTTAGGTTTTAAATCATCTTTAGTAATTGTAACTACACCACGTTTTTCAACTGTTCTTGCCGCGGCGTAACACGCAAGTTTACAACTTTCTGACATTGTTAAACCGTGTTGAAACCCATAAGCAATGACGGCTAACACTGTATCACCTGCGCCAGTAACGTCTGCTACTTCATGTACACTTTCTTTAAAATGACTGTACTGTAAATTTTCATCAATTACATGAATGCCATTTGCACCGTCTGTAACAACAAGTACTTTCCAGTTATATGTTTTCATTTTTAACAATGCTTTTTCTTTTGTAAATTCTCCAAACCATTGTTTAAATTCTAACATATTAGGCTTAACAAGATATGCACCAGCATAGTGTTCAGGATCTTGTTTGGGATCAACAAGAACTTTATCTGTAATTTCTAATATTTTTTTGATAGTGTCTTTTTTAACAACACCTTTATTGTAATCACTTACACAAACAATATCATTTTTGTTTAAGTTATTTAATAGACGAGTTTCGCAACTATTAAGTTCATATTTTTTCTCTCTATCCCAACGTAATATATGTTGCCCACCTTGGCCTACAAGTCTTGTTTTAGTTGTTGTAGTAACTTCTTCAGAACTTGTACTACAATTTACGTTTGTTTTAGAAAGTAATTCTAATAACTTAAAGCCTTCTTTGTCTTGTCCTATAGATCCGTATAACTCTACTTCGCCATTAATTGAATCTATATTAAGTGCAAGGTTGCCAGCACCACCTATACTAAATGTTTGCTCTTTTTCTAACAGTACTGGAATAGGTGCTTCGGGACTTATTCTATTAGCAGATCCAAATATCCAACGATCCAGCATTATGTCACCATAAACTTTGATCATAGATTTATTCCTCTAATAATTTGATTAAATCAAATACAGTTTCTAACTTCGTAAGGTTAGTTTTGTTTTGTAAGGTGTTGCGTAGTCCTTGGTGTAATGGTTTAGGCCATTTACCAAAACTTGCCCAAGCATACCCGTCGTGCTCATCATTAAGATTTGGCAAAAATTCTTTTTTGATTACAATAAGATATGTGTGAAAATTAAATTTTTCATCAGTGCTTACAAAAGTTTCGAGAGGTATATGTTTAATGATATTTGGAACCTCTCCTACTTCTTCTGCAATTTCTCTTTTGAGTGCATTAAACGGAGTTTCTTCAGTAGTGTTTTTACCACCTACTAATCCCCAAACATTATTTTGTTTGCTTTGTGTTCTATGCAAAAACAAGAAACGTTTAGTTTCTAACGCATAGAATAATGCTCCGCTACAGGTAATTTTACTGCTCATACAAGTAATTATTTAAAATTGTATGCGCCAGGTTCCGTTTCGATATTCGCCTTCAAATGATAGAATCCATTCTTTTCCAGTCCATTTGTATTGGATTCCAGTTTTTAGGTTTGTTGTATATGATATGTCTTCAGATGTACTTGCGTCAAATAAGATTTGCCATTTAGAACCAGTCCATTCAATAATATCATTTTCGCTGGCTACAAAATCAGTACTATCTGCATTTTTCCATGCATCAGGACCATCTGTACTACCTGCTACTCCGATATTATCTAATAGTAATATTCTAACACCTGCAGATTTAATTGACGTTGGATTAAATGATTTAGGATCAATAATATAATCTATCTTATTTCTATCACCTGTTGATCCTGTAATAACAGCATCGCTTGGTATAGTATCATTATCCCAAGTAATTGCAAGTTTTGTTTCATCATTTGGATTAATTGCAACTGCACCATTAATGCTTTGTGAAAGATCTTGACGTGTAAGTTGTAACTGACTCAATCCTGGTCTAAACTGTCCAGGTATTGCATCCATAAATCCTGTCCAAGAAGTATTACCAACTACACCTTTGTGTATTAGTTGTGCTTCGTTGCCCATAACAAGTAAATCATAATCGTTGTATGCTGTAAGTGATATACCAGCAGTATCTTTTTTGTCTGCAGGACCGTCTGTTGGTGTTTGTGCCGGGCGTTCTTCATAAGCATCATTATTTGCTTTAAGTTCAGGAAAACTTTCTCCTAAATCAATAGTGCCTTGTTCTTCATTAAAAATACTCATTACAATATTTGTAATTACACCAAGTTTTTTAACTTTAGCAGGAGGAGAAATATAAATCGGTGTTGTAAAAGAAAGTGTACCAACATCTATTTCTGATTCAGTTCCAGTAGGAATACTTCTTCCACTCCAAGTTACACTTTCTAAGTCAACCACACTTAAACTTGTCCAGTCTACATAATTGTCTGTGGTTTGAATTTCTAAACTTGGATTAAACAGCATTAATATTTGTTCTAAAATTTGTAATTTTTGATCTGTATTTGTTGACCATATGTCAGCATTTACTTGTAACTTATATGGCGTAGGCATTAAACGTTCTACTGTGACATTTTTGCCTTGTGTATTCAAATATTCACTATTATCCGCATCATATTGTCTTTCACGTAAATGCACTTTACCAACAAATGATGCATCTGCAAGTCTATCACGATCTAATTCTAATCCTGTCATATAAATTGCAATACGCGGAGCACTTGGAATTTTATTTTCTGAGTTGTCTCTAAGAATATGACCAACTTGACGTGTAATATCTCCGTACATAACAGGAATTTGCCTTAAATTCCCATCACCATCTTTGTATGAGAAGTTACTCATCAGTCTTATTAACTGTGTAATATATCTTCTTATTTGACCGTCATAAAAATGTTGCATTAATTATCCGCCTTTGGTTTAAGTGCTTGAGATAAACTCTGTCTTTCTTCAACAGTTTCACCGCCAATTTCATTCGATGTAGTATTATTAATAAATGTTCCTTTTTGATGTAATCTTTGATCTGTGTTTGTCATAGTCATACGTACTTGATCTTCTATCTTGATCCAGCGTTGTCCATCATATCTAAATAATCTGTTAGGTAAAAAATCTGTTCTCAAGTAGTAATCTCCTTTAACTTGAGTAAGAGGAAAACTGCTCCCAAATCCAAATGCTTCACCATTAGGTGGAATACCGTCTCCAAGTAAATATCCTTGGTATCCTTCTCTGTCTGGAGTTTCGTTTACTCTACTTGCATCTATGTTACCACTGTTAATACTTGCATCAATTAATGTTTCGTCAGCAGTAACAAGTTCTGGTTTACCTTCAGCATCAACTTGTAGTGTATACAAATGAGTAGTATCGTATCCTGACTTAGGTGCATCTGCTTCTGCCTGAGATAGTACAGCATTATTAATCTGCATTTCTTTTTCGTAAGTACTTAAAACATCACGTAACGATTGTGAACTACCTTCTTCTGCTGGTAAGTCAAGTATGTCTTTAAATTCTTGTGAGTCTACGATTTGTTTTAGTTTTACTCTATATAAATGTGGATACCAACTTTGTGAAAAACCTTCTGCGGCTCTGTTTACATCTTCTACAACGTAAAATCTTTTTAGTGCAACACTATAATCATTTAAAGCGTGTTCGTCTTTAAGGTGTGGTAATTCAAATACATCACCCGCCATCACTTTTCTGCCAAGTGTTTTTACACTGTAATTAATAGGAATCGTCATAAACAATGTGTCGTTAGTTAAGAACAAGCCAAATTGACTCATATCAAAGTCTACATCTTGCACATTGTAAATACCACGCATTACGTAAATGTCAGGATCGTATTTGCGATCTCTGTTTTCCATAAACAGCATATCCTGAATGTTAGTTTCTTTTACAGCATCATAGCGAGGCTGTGACGGAGTTGCATCCGTTTCTTCAGGATTTTTTGGTCCTAAATATTTGTGAACAAAGACATCTGTACCACCTACAGTAAACATTTCTGTAATGGTTTTATCTAAGAAATCGTAGTCCTTGCCCTTTTCGGGTTTATATAAACTAATCCTTGGCATAGTAATAGTATTTATCGATCGCATAAATACTAATGGAGACGTAAATTTATGGCTACACTGCAAACCCAAAAACAAGAAATATTCGATTATGTTGACGCTATGCTTGGCGGAGGTATGGTTGATGTTGAACTTGATCCAAAGCACTATGAGATTGCATTAAGAAGTTCACTGGACAAATTTAGACAAAGATCAGATAATTCAGTTGAAGAAAGTTATGCATTTTTAGATACTGTTATTGATCAGAACGATTACACACTTGATTCTAATATTGTAGAAGTACGCCAAATTTTTAGACGTTCAATTGGTTCAAGAACAGGTGGTGGAGATGGCGGAACATTATTTGAGCCATTCAATCTTGCATACACAAATACTTACTTGCTATCAAGTTCAAATATGGGCGGATTAGCAACATATAATTTATTTGCAAGTTATCAAGAACTTGTAGGTAGAATGTTTGGTAGTTTTATTGAATTTAAATGGAACACAACAACAAAGAAATTAACACTTCTACAACGTCCAAGAGCAGAAGAAGAAATACTTTTATACGTCTACAATTATCGCCCTGATTCAGAATTGTTTAATGACTATCTTGCAAAACAATGGATCAAAGATTACACATTAGCAAAATGCAAATTTATGCTCGGAGAAGCAAGAAGTAAATTTGCTACTATTGCTGGACCACAAGGCGGATCAACACTAAACGGCGATGCACTTAAAGCAGAAGCACAAGCAGAAATGGACAAACTTGAAGAAGATTTGAAAATGAATGTTGCTGGCGGTGTTGGATACGGCTTTACAATTGGTTAAAAACCAGTTGACAATCTACTAATTTTATCATATACTATATACTTCTACTTAGGAGATATAAATGATCATTGGTATTTGCGGTTTAATTGGATCTGGTAAAGATACTGTCGCTCAACAATTAATTGATAATCATAATTTTGTTAAAATTTCATTTGCAGATAAGTTAAAAGATGCAGTTGCAGTTATGTTCAATTGGAATAGAGAACTGCTTGACGGTAAAACTGATGAATCAAGAGCATGGCGTGAAAAAGAAGACGCCTACTGGACCGCAGAAACAGGTAGATCGATTACTCCAAGACTTGTGCTACAAGAATTTGGTACAGAATGTATGCGTGAAGGATTTTTTGACGGAATTTGGGTAAGTTTAACTAAACAACATATTCTTAACAATCCAGATAAAAACTTTGTTTTACCTGATACACGTTTTCCTAACGAAGCAAAAATGCTATACGAAATTGGTGGCGAAGTTTGGCGTGTAAAACGTGGACAAGATCCTGTATGGTTTAGAATATATCAAGATGTAGGAGTTGAACCAAAGGACGTACACCCTTCAGAATGGGCATGGGCTCATACTAAATTTACGCAAACTATTGAAAATAACGGAACACTTGAACAACTTAGAAATCAGGTTCAAGATCACCTTGTTTCCACCGGGCGCCTACTCTCTGCATAGCAATTTGACAATTAGAACATATTGTTTTTAAGTTACTGGGTCTACAATTATTAAGATCACCATCTAAATGAAAAACTCTTAACTGCTCTTTGTAGTCTGCTTTGAAGTTACACTTTTCGCAGTGATCCTTTTGTCTGTATCCGGCTAAATGCCACTTAGGTTTACCTTTACTTTTGCCTTTGTTTCGCACACAAACATCACAGCGAGTCCTATAAAAGGTTTTATTACCTTTTTTATAGTTAACCGCCACAGGTCTTTTACCACATTTGCATAAAGGACGCATATTGTTATTTACCTGCCCTTTTTATGCCCTTTTAACCCATACGTTTTGGTTAAATTATCTGACTTCTGTATAAATACATATAATAAGTTCAACAGGAGAACACAAGATGGCAAACTTAGTATCACCAGGTGTACAGGTCAGCGTAATTGACGAGAGTTTTTATACTCCCGCTGAGCCAGGTACTACCCCTATGATTTTCGTTGCTACTGCACAAGATAAAGCGAATGCAAGTGGCACAGGAACAGCGAGAGGAACTACACAAGCAAACGCTGGTGTACCTTTCCTATTAACTTCACAAAGAGATCTTTCAGAAACATTTGGAGATCCTTTATTTTATACAGACAATAACAACAATCCAATACACGGCGGTGAGTTGAATGAATATGGTCTACAAGCGGCTTACTCATACTTAGGCGTTTCTAACAGAGCGTGGGTAGTAAGAGCAGACATTGATACAAATCAACTTCAAGCATCTGCAACAGCACCAGCGGCTAATCCAGCAGATGGTACTTATTGGTTTGACACACAAGTTTCAAGAGTTGGAATTTTTGAATGGAATGGCAACAGTGCAACATCAACTGGTGGACAAACATTTTCAAACAAAATTGCAACTGTAATTACAGACGCGACAAAATTAGATGGTGGCGCAACTGGTAACCCTAAATCTTCTGTTGGACAAATTGGGGACTACGTTGTTGTTGCTACAACTACAATTAATAAAGTGTTTTACAAAAACTCAAGCGGTACTTGGGTTAAAGTTGGAACTGACGCATGGATTGCATCTTGGCCAGTAGCGACAGGTTCAGCAAGTTTAAATTTAAGTGGTTCTTCTACTATGACAATCAATGGTGGAACTACTATTAATGAAAACGCAGATCCAAACAATGTTGTGACACAAATAAACACAGCAGGTGCTGGCAACGGTTACAGTGCTTCTTACACAGATGGTAGAATTAATTTGTTTTCAACAGATGGTACAGCACTTACACTTGTTG